ATAAATAAATGATAAATATGGGAGAAACTCACAAAACTCCAATGATTGGTATTGGAGGAATTACATTTCCTATTTTGGACATGAGAGTATCCAAACGATTAACCCTCATTTAGTCGTCAGTATTTTCAAATGTCCAAAACCGGAATGGAATTCCTCAAAAACCAATCACCCAACCTGTTGTTGGTTTGTATATAATATATAATAATAATAATATTTTTGGTTAGCTTATAGCCCGGCTTCGCGCCGTTATACCCGTTTTCCTTCGGTGGATTAAATATTTATATAATTAATAATAATAAAATTAATCAAATGATGTGTGGGCACGAAATGAATGTGAGTGAATCATAACATGTCCACAACACCCCCTATGGTGTTGATAATGCCAGCCGCATTAGGGAAAATTGCAGTGGCGATTGGCCCGAGAACATTTTTGATGTCAGATAATATGCCTCTCGAAGCCATTTGGGTCGCGGTTATCCTTGCGAGCCCAAGGTCGCCCATTATGAGCGCCGGCGGCATGCCTTTCATGATCTTTTGAAATTTAGCATAATCCGCTCTGTTCACGACGGCCTCAGCGTCCTTAGGTGTGTTTGCAACGGCCGTCGCAGCCAAAATTGTGTCATCACTAAGCAGAAATTCGAAAGAATGGCTGGTGACGACTTGAACTTGCATTTGCAACCCACTCATTTGAACAACAGGCTCAAGAAACCCATTGTCGTAGAACACGGTGTCAGCAAGGCTGTTTTCATCGATTCCAAGCGCCAGAAAGTTCGGTACCTGAATTTTCTGGTTAACTTTTCCATCGATGGGTATGCTTAATATCATGTTCCACGTGAAAACCGCGGGGAATGTGCCGACTGCGATGTTCGCGATGTAACCGGGCACAGCAGCAGCGAGTTGTGATGTGAGTTGGCTGAAGAATGATGATCCAGCGCCGACTTGTATCATCGAATTAGGTAGTTTAGATTCGATGTGCACGGATTTGTAAGTGTTCACCGCAATGGTCACGGTTGTGTCGAGCTCAAGTTTCACGTCCAACGAGTAAGTATCGTTGACGCTGTTGTAAAAGTTGGGATACTTGGCCACGAGCGTGCTCACAAATGTGTCGAATATACGCTTGTATTCGGCGTTCGCACCGTAAAAGGCGACCATCAGACCCTGGTAGGTCGTGGCGATGCCAGCGAATGTCGAATTGTTCGCAAGACCTAATGAGGCCGTGCCGCTATCAAGACTGCTGGGTAAACCACCGGTGCACACTATGTATTCGTTTGCGCGTTTGATTCCACCATCGGGCCGCACGCCACCAGCGTCTTCACTGTTCGGGTCGACTGGAAGCAGCGGAGTTGTGGCTGTCGCACGTTGAGATGTGCAAACTACCACGTCACTGATGTTACAGGTGACTGCGTCGATCTTTATGTTGGGGTTAAACGTGCTTAAATTCTCGGCGTCGGTTATTCGTGCGATGTTATACACTCCATTCTTAAAAATTTCCTGCCCGCTCCATTGCAATTGCATAGAGCTAGCAATCATGCGAAATTGTCTGAAGTCCTCCTTCGAGACGACTACCAAATTACCTTGAGGGTCAGTAATCAAGTTTCTTTTATTTCCGAGAATGTAGGTATAGTATCCTGTTGGCGCTTCAACGGTATATGATTCAGCACCAATGATTGCGACTCCGTTTGATGGTGACCAAACAACCGCAGAAATTAATGGGCTGGACGCAAGCAGAAGCCTGCATTGGTCATCAGATTGCAGAGTGAAATTACAATCAAATTGCACGGGGTACTTAGGCGCCGCGATGTTATCAATGTTTAAACGCACCGCCCGTTGACCAACTGTACCAGCCGGA